AACCTTAAAAAATAAAATAAAATGGCATTTGTAGTATCAGGTTTGACCGATTACACCAAAGAAGTCAAAACCGACCTCCTCGTTAAATCAATGTTCAGCGGTAAAACTGCATCTTTGTTGCAGGGTGCTGGGCAAGTTGTTCCCGGAATTAAGAGTGCAGAAATCCTGCCCTTGCTTTATTCTGATGTTTATTTCCAAACTGACGGATGCGGTTACACTGCATCAGGCAGCACCACAATCAGCAAAAGAACCCTGACCGTTGGTAAAATCAAAATCGAAGAAACTTTGTGCCCTAAAACACTTGAAACAAAGTACACTCAGATTGGTTTGGCCGCTGGCGCACCCGTTGACCTTGGCGTGTTCCAAGAGCAAATCGGAAACGAAAAGGCTGCAAAAGTAGCTGAAGCCCTTGAAACTTCAATTTGGCAGGGTGATGCAACTGGAGGCTCAGGCAACAGCGGTTTCTTCGACGGCTTCCTAACTATCCTTGGCGACCTCGGATTTGGAGGTGCTGGCGACCCTATCGAGGGCAACCCCACAACTGGCGGTGGTTACACTCAGTTGACTTCTTTGACTTCTTCAAACATTGACGAAGCCATTGCAAAGATTTACAGCCTTATTCCTGCTGGCGTACTTGGCAAAGAAGATGTGTTTATCGCAATGGGTACTGATACCTACCGCACTTACCGCGCTTGGTTAGTATCTGCCAACTTGTTCCACTACGACGCTGTTGAAGCAACTGCAATGGAAATTGTTGACCCTATCAGCGGCATCAAGATTTACGGGCTGCACGGAATGAACGGAACAAACAAAATCGTTGCCGGACGCTGGTCAAACTTCTTTATCGGAACTGACATGATGAACGAAGAAGAAGATTGGAAAATGTGGTATTCTCAGGATAACGACGAAGTTCGCTTCCGCGCTTCAATGAAGTACGGAACGCAGATTGCTTACCCCGAAGAAGTGGTTTATTTCAAACTTCCATAATTAACGAAATAGAAATTTTAACCCGGGGGGTGGGGAACAACCCTACCCCCTTTTAATTTAAAAAAAACAGATGTGTATCTTAACTACCGGATTTACTCTTGATTGCAAAACGCAGTCGGCCGGAATAAAATCAATTTACCTTGTTGAATTTGGCGCAAAAGCCACTTTGACAAAATCATCAGGTGAGGTTTCAGCCCACACCCTGAACAGCCCCAAAGTTTATTTCAAGTACGAACTTGAAAAGGAAACTACCGCAATGACTTGGCGTACAATCCCGTCAACTGAAAACGGCACGGTGTTTTACGAAGCAGAAGTGAACGCCCGTTTGCACAAAGTAACCACCGCCCAAAGAAACGAAATCAAATTGCTGGCTCAAAACCGTATGCTGTTGATTGTACTTGATGCAGAGGGTAACTACTGGCTGCTGGGTGCTGATTATGGCGTTCAGTTGCAGCAATCAGAAAGCAACTTTGGTCAGGCGTTTGGAGACTTCAAAGGTCATGTATTAAATTTCTTGCATAAAGAAACGGACCTGCCTTTGAAAGTTCAGTCGGCTGTTGTAACTTCGCTGGGTCTTTCATAAGTATTTGTTCATAGTATTTGCAAGGGGGTGGCTTCGGTCGCCCCTTTTTTTTGCACACTTTGAAAATGGGTACATTTAGGGTTGATGCTCTACATTACCAAAGGTCAAAGCAATTCAGTCATAATCACAGGTCGGGAAAAGGTTACAATTACCTCGCCCGTTTATTTGTTGGTTTTTGACAGCCAAGTGAGCTATGACCAAAAGGCATTTATTGTGGCCGATAGCAGCACACACCCGGCAAGGTTTCAAGAATTCACATTCACCGAGGGCAGCACAGCGGCTAAAACCCTGCCGATTGGAACACATTATTGGAGGTTGTTTGCCCAGACCAGCCCCACAAATTTAGACCCCGATTTAGCCAACGAAGAAATAGACCGGGGTATAGCCGAAGTAAGCACATCACACACGAATTTTAATGACCACGAGGTCAACACCACCATAAAACAGCACCACATCGGATGAGTTTTGAACTACTAAAAATCACATTTGCGGAGTCTAAACTGCCCAAATTTAAAGAGCAGAAACAAAAAGGCTTTGTAACATACGGGGAAAAGAACGATTTTCCTGATACGCTACTCGAATTCTACAAGCGCAGCCCAAAACACGGGGCTATCGTAAAGCAAAAAGCAAGGTTCACCGCTGGCAGCGAGTGTGTAATCGAAGGCAATCAGGCCGCTTTGAAGTTGATTGATTTTGTTAACCCTTATGAGGGGCTGCATGATTTTAAAGCAAAGTTGGCACTCGATTACGAGATATTCAATGGCTATTGCTTTGAGGTGCATTACAACAAGTTGGGGCAGATTGCTAAATTTTACCATGTAGATTTTTCAAAAATCCGCACAAATGACCACCGGACATATTTGTACCTGCAAGACTGGCAGAAATACAAGGCAGATGAGGTAAGGACTTATGACCGATTTAACCCGGACACAGCCGAGCCGTTCAGCGTTCAGTTATACTATTATCGCGAATATGATGCAGGGCTGGGAGTTTACCCATTACCCCCGTACATTCACGGGCTGCAATATATTGAAATTGATGTTGAGATAGCCAACTTTCACAACAACAACATTCGCAACGGGTTTTCAAATGGAACGCTGGTGCAGTTGTTCAAAGGAGAACCGACACCGGAACAAGCGCGGAAGTTTGAACGGAAGTTTAAAGACCGGACCACCGGAACGGACAACGCTGGTGGCTTAATTATTCAGTTCAATGACGGCAATGAAAGACCGGCAGAGGTTAACCACATACAGCCCAGCGATATTGACAAACAATTCCTGCAACTGAATGAGACGGTAAACAGCGAGATTTTCACGGCTCACAACTTCCCACCTATCTTAATGGGTCAAAAATCAGACGGGCAACTTGGCGCGAGAAATGAATTGATTGAGGCGTATGAGATGTTCCATAAGTCCTATGTAAACCAACGACAAGCAAGACTTGACAGTTCGCTTGAATATGTTTGCGACTTCATATATCCGGGCGTACAGATCAGCACACAAGACAGCGAATATTTGGGGGTTGATTATGTGGCTTTGTATCAGGTTGGTTTGGTAAGCCGTGAAGAAGCAAGAGAAGCGTTAGGATTTCAACCAGTACAAGTTCAGGCGCAATTTAAAGAGGTTTGTGAATTTGAAAAATGGCACGATGACGATTTAAAAGTGTTTGCTCAATTTGGACAGCCGGAAAGTGATTTCGAACCGATTAAGTTCAATTTTGCCGAACTGAATGAAAAGGAACTTGCAATCATGGGGGCGGTTAATGATAACCCAAAGGCAAGTGTAAAAGAGATATCGACCGCCTCACGAATAGCCGAAGATGAGGTGATTAAGATTTTAAGAGTGTTGCAAGACGCTGGCAAAATCGAGTGGACGAACACAGCAATTAAGATTACCGACATCGGGATAAACGACATCAGCGACAGCGGAGGCACACCCAGAATTGAGTTGAGGTATAAATATAATGTAAGCCCCGAGGCAAAGCCATTAAAAACACAATCACGCCCGTTTTGCATTGAAATGGAAAAAATGAATAGGTTATACACCCGGCAGGATATTGACCAAATGACTGCGATTTTGGGTTATGATGTATGGAGGCGCAGGGGTGGCTGGTACACCGTGCCGGATAGCGAACCAGCAATACACTTGCCGCATTGTAGGCATGAGTGGAAGCAGGTATATGTAAGGAGGCGCAACAATGGCTAATTTTGCATTCTTTGTGTCGGAGCAGGATGTTAAGAAAAACACCCCGATCGATGAAAATGTGGACAGCAAAATCCTTCAAACTGCTATGCGCACAGCGCAGGACATCTACATCAGGGATATAATCGGCTCGGGGCTTTATGACAAGATTTGCGATGACATAAATGGGGCTGGTTTGGCAGGTGATTACCTTACATTGGTAAACAAATACATTGCGCCTTGCCTATACCACTACATTGTAACTGAAAGTATGCTGCCAATGACCTTTAAAATGATGAATAAAAGCGTCATGACAAGGGGGAGTGATAACTCAAACAGCGTGGATTTAGACCAGTTGACGCGAATTGAACGGGAATATCAGCACAAAGCGGAATATTACGCCCAAAGGTTGCGCGATTACCTGCTCGAAAACGACACTAAATTCCCGTTGTACTTAAATCCGGGTGACGGCATAGATGTAATTAACCCACATTCTCAGGATATGCTGGGCGGTTTCTTCTTAGGATATGGTGAAGACGATTGTTTCTTAAATTACGATTTCCCCAAATGAGTAAAGTAAGAGAGAAAAACGAACAAAAGGCACTAATATATTTTCAAAAACATGGTAACGATAAACCAACTGCTAAACGCCCTTACCACAGCCGGGGAAAATCATCGGCAAATTAAGGCAGTCGTTACCAACTTGGAC